GTCACACTGCTTGCAGCACCAGTGGTAGCTGCAGGGACCGCGGCTGGCAGGAGGGAAACGCGTTCCTGGGACGTCGATGAGACGTTATAAGTACCCACGAAACGTGTGCGTTTTCGTACGCTTCCTCGAATCCCCACGTACGAATAGCGCAAATATGAAAACAAGTTCCATGACCCCGTAACTGAGGTCGCCCCAACAATTAAACAATTATTTGGGAATATTGGCGCTGTTAGGTTTAAGCCTCGTATAGTGGCTGATGCATTGTCTACAAAACTATACGTGTTAGTTTGCACATACCGTTTCAATAGTGATCTGAAACTCAGTGGTCTCTCACCAAAGTGGTATAGACACGCATCATCAGGAACAGAGCTCGCGTCATTAAGACTATCACTCTTGATCTCATCTGTTGTCATCACACCAGATTCTGTCCTAACTTTGCGCATAGTGGGCAGCAAATCAGCAGTCAGGAAATTAACCATCATATCTTTACTGTACACGTAGACATTTATTGCAACATCACTCGTATCTGGAGACTGTAAACGCGTGAACGGAACTACACCAATGTACCCATTCTTCTCTGTCGGTGCAGTAACTGCTATAGTAGTACCGTAGTACGTTGTAGAAGCTGCGGCTGGGGCTGCCGCCCATGCACGGGGCCGGGCCCATTCAACATCCACTTCGAATGTTTGGGTTTCCTGGATATCCACTATCTTCAGAAATTGCTTGTTTGTTGATAAACCTGCATTAATTATACTCGCCTGACTCAGATTAGGCTCGTAAAACACAGCGATTTTGCCTCTGAAAAGAAGATGCAACAATTTCAAACCTGAAAGTTATTGTACCTCTCCAATAGGCAAAAGGTCGTGTAGCAAAAGCCATCGCTGTTGGTTGATACCACCAGTCTAGACTATTAGTCATAATAGTTTCCAAACGTGGGTGGACTTGACTTAACCACATCGTGTTCATCACGGCTTTATCATCTGCCCACGTAAACGTCGTCAAATACGTGGGTCGCCTACAGATTGAAACAATGGTCATGTCATCATCTTCCACACCTACTACAGTACCATCAACAACAAGCTCCTGTTTGGGGTCTAATGTTATTCGTGATGACGTTTCAGGACCTATTGTTTGAGCTCCATTGCTAAACGGGCGGTTCTTTACCATTACTGGATCATCAATCAACACAGGACGTGACCACCCAAAGAGGGACGCCATTTCTCCTAAAGTTGTAAATGCCAACTCACTCGCTAATGCAAATGGGGCCAACTTTGGTACGACAGTCAAGGCTGCTGACACTTGGGCTGCCCCAGTCGAGAACTTCTCCACTGGACCAACTTCCCTTTCGTCTCTTCCTGCTTCTGTCATGATGTCCATATTGGTTCCTGTTGCAGTTCCCAATTTCACATTAGTTGCCCATGCATATATCTGAACATACAATGCTGATGGAGTAGTTGACACACTACCTATCGTATTAATCGTTTGGAAAAACAATTTACCCGCATTTTCAAAGTCATCAAATGATGTAGTATCTGCAATGACAGTGGTTGCACTATTATATAGTCTGAACATTGGTTTTGTACTAATGAAAGGGCAGTGTATGTCAACAGGTTGGTTAGACTTTACATCAACACTCACTGCACCATCAGATTGAGATAGATAGTTAATTAGAAGTGGCCTAGTATCGGCAAATGTCAGCAGCTGATTCAATAGGGAGACTAGTGGCACATTAGAACTAGCCAATGGCTGGTATGACAACATAACACGCCCATAATGGAACGGAGTTCCAGATATGGAAACGCGTACGTGCAAGTCTCCCCTGAAGTATGCATAATTCCTAAACTTCGCACGCACAGCTGGGTTTAGAGAATACAAGTCCCATATATCATAGTTGAGCGTGACAACTGCTCCAACTGCTATAGGAAAATTGGCTATTTCGACTGGCCTAGCAAAGAAGTCATCTAAGGGGAGAGTGTGTCTATGGACTGAGTCCATAGATTTGCTATCTCCTGCATCTACTGCTATAGTCTGGTGCCCAACGACTTCTGAAAGATTCTGTTCTACTTCAACAGATGCACCTCCTTCATTTTTCATCTCCCCAGACTCTGTACGAATGCGCCCTAATCCACTGTATCTTCTTACAGACTTTAGGCGTGCAATCGTGGCATCAATGTCGTTTGCTTGCGACACTAGCTTCTTAATGAACCTTGGTATGTTATAACGAGGGTCCCGTACTACAGTAGTAGGTTCCACAGAGTTATGATATATCAGGTCGTAATATGGCGAAGCCAACAACTCCATTTCAATAGTCGCACGTTGCTCCTCATAGTGAGCAAGCAACTGTGTGGCATCTTGAATTATGTCTTCCGAATTTCTTACAAAATTTCTAGCAAACCAGGTATTTAAACTATTAGTTAAGGTTTATACACTAATAGAGTTTGTGACTGTCCTTCTCTAATAAATACTGGGTGGACCCTCGCTTAAAAGCGAAGTTACCAGTTAGAGACTCTGTGCATCAGCCAGGAGCGTCACTTCCTCAGCTGGGTAATCACCAGAGTTTTCGCAGATAGATTCCACAATCTTATCATGCGTTGGTAGCACTTTCTCTAAGTGCTTTGCGTCAGCTGCATAGGCTTCAACCATCCAACCAATGAGTTCGTCTCTCATACATCGATGCTTTTCAGCGTCCGAATTCAAAGCCAGTTCCCAAAGTGCAGATTGCAAGGTACTCTCAAGCTGCTCTTCTGGAGTATCCACCTGTGATGGCATTCTCCAGCTTAACATCTTATTCACTGAGCTCACATCCAATGGTGCCATATATCTGCCAAATGCGGGGTTAAACCTGAATTTACGCTTGAGAAATGACATTTTTGTGCCGTCAAGAAATTTCTCCATAACTGACCCTTTATCAGTGGCTGTAAAGTCCATCCCAAGGAGTTCTTTACAGCCTCTTTGATAACTGATGTTATTGAAAGCATCATGTTTTGAAGCAGCACTTATATCATCACCATATGATCGCATGAGAACATAGTCAAAGAAATCGAGACCACTCAACTCGGGTATTGAGTACCAGATATACATAGCAATTATTAGGTTCCGCAACGAATTATCTTCAGCGGTTCCAAATTTCCCAGACGGCTGTAAACACGCAATGAGGATAATATCCAACAGCATATCTACAAGCGGAAACAAATTGTCACTACAGAGGCCTTGCACTATTCGAATAGAGGCATCGGTGTACCCAAAGTGCGCAAGCACTCTGATAATAATAGTGTATGCACACTGCCCAATACCCCCGGGCATAGTTTGATCATAGCTACCATAGTCACCTTCCACAATGTTAGGAGAAAAATCAGTCATGTCTCTGTAGAACTGGTCAGCACCTTTGTGCATATCAATTCCGACACTGGTCATGAATATATCGTTATGCTCTACCATCATGCTGTAGAATGGCATCAAAAACATACGGTTCAGTATTAGTGATTCCAAAGGAGTCATATAAAACACGCGTGTTTTGCCCTCTCTTACTTTATCCAGCGGCCTTGGTTCGTCCTTAAGATGCGCCTTGAACACAGCACCATAGCACTCTCCTTTTTCATAGCACTGCAACACTTTTAGTAAGCGTTCATTCACCTCACGTGATGCGTGCCTTTTCCCATTTTCGCCCATTGGCAGATGCTTAGATTTTGGTCCTTTCCAACCATATCCACTTGATGTGGATGCGTTGATTGGTCTGGTATAAGCATCGCCGGACACACCATTGATAGCTTGATCAATGGTTAAGGGTGACAATGATGACACGCCTCGCTGCTCAAGCATAGTGATAAAACGGTCTGTAAGCTTATCAGCAATAAACCCTAAAAGTTCAGTGTCTAACACTTTTCGTTTACGATTTAACTTCCGAGCAGCTATGTTATACGGTGAAGTATATGTTCCATTCTTAACACACGGTTTCATCACGGGACGACCATAATCTTCTATCTCATCATCAGGAAAATACTTGTTCAAAAACGGCTTAACCTTATCTGCAAATGGGGTAGGTACGAGTCGTGACCTGGCCTGTAGAATAACCGCACCAGGGTCCTTACCATAGTACTCAACATTTTGCATGTTTTCATACTTGAATAATGACTTCGTCACTGGTGCCTCATAATCCTTAATTTCGCTAGACTCAGACATGACGGCAAATAAAGGAAAAGTGCTATTTCTCATAGCTTCCTTAATTTCACCGCACGTCACAGCCTTCGCAAAGGAGTCTGCCGAGTTCTCGCGACCTGCCACATGGATTCCTCCAATACAAGCACCATTTCCTATGGCAACAATTAAAGGCAATCCACACATCCCAGGGAAGTGAGCGTCATACGAGTATGCATAATAGCCGTTTATTGCTAAATCTCCCACTTTGCTATCCATCACTGATAACGTGTCTGCGTGATAGTTCGTCCTCACTGATTTTGTGCCTATCATACCCTCTCTAGGGGAGATGGGGTTTTGGTCAACAAAATGTGGCAAGATGTCAC